AAGAGATGCGCCGCCAGTCCCCGACACCGGGCATTGTAGGCCGTAGCGGTCAGTCTCAGTCGGGCAGGGCTATCCTTGCCGAGCAGCAGGCAGGCATGACCGAGCAGGCCCCGTTGCTGGCTGGCTTTGATGACTGGAAGCTCAGGTGCTACCGCGCCATGTGGGAGTCCATCAAGCAGTTCTGGACCGGGCCGAAGTGGATCAGGGTCACGGACGACGAGAACGCCCCGCGCTTTGTTGGGCTGAACATGCCAGAGCCTGTGATTGACCCGCAGACGGGCCAGATGCAGATCGACCCGATGACGGGCCAGCCTGTCATGCAGTCGAATAACCCGGCAGAGATGGACGTGGACATCGTCATCGATAGCACGCCTGACACGGCAGTCATTCAGGAAGAGCAGTTTCAGCGCCTTGCCGAGTTGGTGCAGGCCGGAATGCCAATCCCGCCGGATGTGCTGATTGAAGCATCCTCGCTGCCGAAGAAGCGCCTGTTGCTGGACAAGCTGAAGCAGGCTCAAGAGCAGCAAAGCCAACAGCCAGACATGGCCATGCAGGCCGAGCAGGCCAAGGCTCAGATGCAGATGCAGGCCAAGCAGCAAGAACTTGAGATGCAGGCACAGGCTGACGCGCAGGAACTGCTACGCCAAGACGAAGCGGACAAGCGCAAGACTGAGCGGGCCATGCAATTGGCAGACCTGCAGTTCAAGTACGACATCGAGCGGCTCAACCGTCAGGCTGAGATCGAGACAGGCAAGGCTCAGGCCATGCTTGAGATCAAGCGGCAGGAGAAGCTGGCCGACCTTGAGTTTGGCGCGCAGTCCAAGCAACTCGACTTTGAGTTCCGGGCGCGTGAAGCCGAACACAACGACGCAAAGAAGCGGGCAGAGACGGAGCAGGCAGTCATGCAGCCCGTGAAGCCGGACAAGACAATGGAAGCCTTGGGGGCTGGCCTTCTCGCCATCGGGCGGGGTCAGGAAGCACTTGCGTCTGCACTGTCCAAGCCAAAGCAAATTCTCAGAGGCCCTGATGGGCGCGCACAAGGGATAACCTGATGCCTAAAAGCACTTCAGCCAGTAACTCAATCCTGGCGCTCATCTTCAACGCGACCACGTGGAACTTGATTGCTGAAAATGACAGCACGTCCCCGGCCACCAACCTCTATCTGTCCCTGCACACGGCTGACCCGGGTGTTGGCGGCTCACAGACGACCAACGAGACGGCATATACGAACTATGCCCGCATTGCGATTGTCCGCACGACATCGGGCTGGGATGTGCCATCGTCGGGTGCAACGGCTAACGCGGCCTTGGCTCAGTTCGCACAGTGCGGCGCTTCTGGCGCTACGCTGACACACGTTGCTATCGGCACGGATGCGAGCGGCACGGGCTTGGTCCTGTACGCAGGTGCGCTGACATCATCGCTCGCGGTTGCTAACGGCATTCAGCCACAGTTCGCTGCCGGTGCTTTGGACGTCAGCGAGTCATGATTGACGTGAAACAGAAGCCCCCGACCATCTACACCTGCAAGGAATGCGGTGTTGAGGTAAAGCGCGAGGGCGACAAGTTCAAGCGCGGCTGCGAGTGCAATGGCGGCATTGTGGCCAGCCTGCACGCAACGGCTTACGGCGAGAGCAAGGTGGCAAGCTAAATGGCAGGCTTTGCCAATATCGCGGCATTTGTTGACGCTGAGATTGCTGGCAATACCACCTATGTGACCTATCGAAAGGTTCCTGCTGTCACGACAGTGGCGGGCGTCTGGTTTGACTACTCAATGGCCCCGGGCAATCCAGCCCCGCAGTATTACGCAGCCGCTCCGTTAGAAGCCAAGGTGATGACCCGTTCAGGTGACGGCGGCATCCAGCACGGTGGCAACGTATCGGGCGGGAAGAAGTACCTGCGCAAGATTACGGCTATGGCAGTCACTGCCGCAGCGGTCCCACAGCGTGTGACAATGCTTGATTACCTGATGTTTTACCCATTCGTAGACATGGGAACATCAGACAGCCAGCCAATGGTGAATAGCGAGGTGTTGACCCGCTCGACTACGGGCGCTGGCGTGCAGATCATGCCCATTCTCGTGGCCCCCCACGGGCTAGTGGGCGACACATTCTTTGTGACCTACACGAACTCGGCGGGTGTTGGCAGCAGGGTCACACCACTGCACACAATGACCACGGCGGCGAGTGTCAACGGTACGTTGCTTTGCACTCAACAGACCGGAACAGACCGGAACGGGCCGTTTATGACGCTTCAGGCGGGTGATAGCGGTGTGCGGTCTATCGAAGCGGTGCAATGCACGAACGGGACAGACGTGGGTCTGTTCACACTTGTGCTCGTCAAGCCGCTTGCTGAACTGACGGTTAGGGGTATCGACGCCCCGACCGAGAAGGATTTCTACCTTGATGCCGGGGGCAAACTCCCGGAAGTCGAGGACAACGCATACCTTAACTTCATCACATGCCCCAACGGCTCACTTAGTGGCATTCCGCTGCTTGGTGACTGCTCGTTTGTTTGGGCTTGAGGACCATACATGCCAGGTTTTACCTCACTTGATGACCTGATTAACGAAATCAGCGTCAACGGCAAGTTCTGGCGTGCAGACTGGAACAAGCTGACCCATGCCGTGGGCGCTCAGGCGGCGGGCACGTGGTACGCGCTCCCCCATGCTACGGGCAACCCATCGGCCATGACCTTGGGCGCTGTCGGCACCAACTTGGCCTTCCATCCGGCCCATGACCGCCTTGCGGGGTCCATCTATCATGGGGGCGACGTATCCACGGACATCAAGCGCATCCTGAACGCTTCGGCTTTCAGTGCGGCGGCGACCACCATGCCAGCGGTGTTCATGCTTGTGGATATGCTCGGCTGGCATCCGGTCACGACGACAACCACGACAGGCAACCAGGCGCTTATCAACTCCGCGACGGTCACGGCCTCTTCGTCTTCCGGCCTTCTCCTGACCTACGCAGGTTGGGATATTCAATCATATACCCCGCTTCGGTTCACGACGACCACAACACTGCCAACGGGCCTCTCACTCAACACCACCTACTATGCAGTCCGCGTGTCAGCCACGACTTGCCGCGTAGCTACTTCAATGGCGAATGTGGACACGGCGACGGTCATTGCGTTTACGGACGCAGGCACAGGTACACACACAGCCACCATCTATCTCGGGGACCGAGCACCAACACACGGCGCAGGCGTTCAGGCTTACATGACCCCATCCGTTGCACTCGGTGCGGGCACGCCTAACATTCAAATCACCTACACCGACGCGGCGGGCAATACGGGTAACACGACACCCACAACGCTTCCAATCTCGAACGCTACCGCGCCTATCGGTCAAATCGAATACTCAGGCACGGGCGCAGGCAAGTTTGGCCCGTTCATCCCACTAGCGGCTGGTGATAGTGGCATTCGCTCAGTGCAGCAGTTCAGTTACAACGTGACGCACACGTCAGGGACTACGAACCTCGTTCTGTGCAGGCCATTGCTTACCTTGCCCATGACAACCGTGGGCGTTGCAGCAGAGCGCGACCTCGTGAACCAGCTTCCGTCCATGCCAAGGGTCTATGACGGCGCTTGCCTGACGTGGCTGATGTATGCGGGAGCGGCAACTCCGGTCACATCTGCATTCTACGGTCATTTGGATTTTGGGTGGGGCTGATATGGCCCTGATTGGCAACTACTCGGTTCTATCCAAAGACCCAGGGCGCTCCATCGGCGGCGGGGCTATCGGGCTAGGTAACAACCGCAGCGACTTCAACAAGGTCAGCCAATCTCGCGGTGCGTTCTGCTCTCAGTATTGGGACCCGCTCTCGGGCGTTCCAGACGGGTATCGTGACCCATATTGGTGGGTGTTGCCCATCACGGCAGGCGCTCTCGCGGCTCGAAAGAACATATCCGGTGACGGCGACCTGACAGGCTCAGTTGCTGGCGGTGTGAACGGGCAGGCGACGATAGCGGGAACTGGCACGCTCACAGGTGTCGGCCAGCTTATCATCTCGATGGCCGCGACCATCAGCGGCTCAGGCACCATTTCAGGTGCACAGCTACAGGCGTTCCTGCAGCTTGCTGCGGCTCTGTCAGGGTCAGGCGGTGCAACGGCCCAGCTAACCGCCATTGGCCACCTAGCAGCGGCTGTAGAGGGCGAGGGCACGGTAGCAGGGACCACGGTCCTGACGGCCTTGGGTACGCTTGCAGCAGCCATCAACGTCACGGGCGATGTGCTGACCACGGGTAACGTGGCCAACGCCATTCTGGACGCTGTGAACGGGGTGGAAGAGGGGCTGACGGTGCGTCATGCGCTTCGGCTCATTGCGGCGGCGACGGCAGGCAAGATCAGCGGCGCGGATACGACCACGATTACCATTCGCAACGCGGTTGTGGATGACAAGGACCGCATCATTGCCACGGTCACTGGCGACGGGAACAGAACTGCGATAACCTACGACCTCACCGACAGTTAAGGAGGTCGTTATGGTGTGGGCAGTTCAGATTAACCCCGAAGCTATTGGGGAGCCTGTCGAGTTTGAGGGTTATATCCGCCACAAGGTGGACATGACGAAGGCGTTCAAGTGGGTACAAGTGCCGGAACCGGACAAGGGCGAGACCGTAACGGATGAGCGGAGACCACTACCCGAATAGATATTTCCCCGACAATTACTTTCCGGGGCGATATTTCCAAGGGGGCGAGCAGAACCCCGGCTCTATGTCGGCTAGCCTGTCTGGCTCTGGCTCGCTCACTGCAACGCTTACCCAAGCAGCAGCGGTTGCAACGGGCGGCTCGGTCATTGGCTGGGATCCGTATTACTACAAGAAGCGCAACAAGCGCCGCGACCAACGCAGGGACGTGGTCAAGTTCGTGGAAGAGGTGGCCGAAGCCCCCCTTGCACAAGCGCCCGCAGAGATACGAGAGCAGGCACAAGAGGCGCTAGAGGCCGCAAGGCTTGCGCTGCAGCTTGCTGAACTTGAGGCCATGCAAAAGGCGCTCAGGGAGATCAACGAGTTTTACGCCCTCATCCGCGCAGAGGCCAAACGGCTTCGCGACGACGAAGAGGACGAGATGGAATTGCTGCTACTCGCAGCATAGGTGCCGCCAACCTTAGTCAAGGGCGTTCATAGCTGCCGCCGAGCTTCACCGGGCGAAACACAGGAAACGAATGACAGAGGATGACAAGCTGTCGTTTCTGGATCAGCCCAGAGACGAGACTGGACGATTTGCGTCTAAACAAGATTCGCAGCCCGTGGAAGCCCCACCGCCTGCACCGGAGCCGCCTGCAAATCGTCCAGTCTCGTCT